ATAACCGAGACCTTCCTCCAGTTCAACCTCTTTCGGAGTTTCTATTTAAGATTTCTAAAAATGAACTAAATCGTATAAATAATATCTATGCTCTTGAAGGTTCTCTTTATAGTAAACAATTAGGAATTGCTGGAACTGTAGATTGTATTGCCGAGTTTGATGGTGAACTGTCTATAATTGACTTTAAAACATCTAAAAAACCAAAACCACGTGAGTGGATTGAACACTATTTTGTTCAGTGTATGGCTTACGGTTGTATGCTATATGAACTCACTGGTATTTCAGTTAAAAAACTTGTAATTATTATGGCTTGCGAAAATGGAGAATGCGTTATCTATGAAGAAAGAGACAAATCAAAGTACATCAAACTCCTCACCGAATACATTAGAGAGTTTGTTAGAGATAGACTGGAACTCTATGGAACCAAATAAAGAACTAGAACAGGTAATAGAGAATAAGTTTCTCACTCCATCCAGATTTGCTCTGGAGATTGAAAAAATTGTTGCCGAAGAAGGATTCAATTATATCGATGCGATTGTTCATTATTGTGAACTGAATAATCTTGAGGTTGAATCAGTTACAAAACTCATTTCAAAACCACTGAAAGAAAGATTGAAGTGGGACGCTATTCGTCTTAACTTTATGAAAAAAACTTCTAGAGCAAAATTGCCTTTGTGATTGTGTCTCCTTTTGAAACATATCAACATTATCTTTCATTAAAATCTCATTTTACAAATCCTAAATACGACTTCTTTAAGTATGGTGCAAAGACTCGCGCCAGTATCACTTCCTTTAATAAAAGAAAAGATAAGTACTGGTTCGAGAAAACATCAAGAAAGTATAGTGATAAAGAAGTCGTAGATTTTTTAGTATCTAATTTTGTTGCTGCTGATAACCCGGAGAACTTGTGGATTGGTCAAATTATAAATTCTGGCGAAAGAACCTACGCAGAGTGGATGCGTCGCCAACAGAGTTTGAGTTACTTATTCAAAGAACAAAGCAACGAATTGTTCTCGGAGATAGAATTGAACGATGCGTTCAATTGTTCCAAAGGGCACCCACCTATACTCAAAAGGTATCTAAGCGGGAGGTTATCTTTGGAACCATTCGTAATCTACGACAAAATTTTTCATTTTTCAAAAAGTTTTGATAAGAAACTTACAGATCCGGTATGGGAAACCGTAAGTTTAAAATTGAAAAAATATTCACCATTTTTGCTACATATAGATGTATTCCAATACAAAAATATTTTAAGGAACATTATCAATGAGTAATTTTTTTGATTCTGAAATCATTCAAGAAGAACTTCGCGAAATCAATAAACTTCAAGAATTTCTTTATGGAAGTATTTTGACTTTTGGTAGAATGTCCCGTGAAGATAAATTGGAGCACATTGAAAAGATGACTCAGTTGCTCGAAAAGCAACGTATTATGTACACTAGACTTTCTCTTTCTGATGACCCAGCAGCGGTTGAAATGAAAGAGAATCTCAGAAAATCAATTGTCTTAATGGGATTCCCATCTGAGACTGATATGGGAATCTTATTTAATAGTATGTCTAAGACCATTGAGTCTCTCAAGCAGTACCTTGACTGACCGGGGCATCTCTGCTATACTATCCAAGTAATCCACAAAATCCAAAACTATCCGAGGTAATCTAATGGGCTTTGCCGATCTTAAAAAACAATCCAAACTTGGTTCTCTCACCGCCAAACTGGTGAAAGAAGTTGAAAAAATGAATACTACAAGTGGGTCTTCTGATGACCGTCTCTGGAAACTTGATGTAGATAAAAGCGGTAATGGTTATGCTGTTATTCGTTTCCTTCCTGCCCCTGACGGAGAAGATCTGCCATTTGTAAAAGTTTATAGTCACGCCTTCCAAGGTCCTGGTGGTTGGTATATTGAAAACTCTCTAACAACTCTGGGTCAAAAAGACCCTGTATCTGAGCATAACACTCTGCTCTGGAACAACGGAACTGATGCTGGTAAGGAGCAAGCACGTAAGCAGAAGCGTAAACTGACTTACATCAGCAACATCTATGTTGTAAAAGACCCTGCAAATCCTGAGAACGAAGGTAAAGTTTTCCTGTTCAAGTACGGTAAGAAAATCTTTGACAAACTCACCGCTGCAATGCAACCTGAGTTTGAAGATGAAGAAGCAATTGATCCCTTTGACTTCTGGAAGGGTGCAAACTTTAAACTGAAAGCAAAGAATGTTGCTGGTTATCGCAACTATGATTCTAGTGAGTTTGCTAATCCTTCACCTCTGCTGGATGATGATGATGAACTAGAAGCAGTCTGGAAGCGTCAATATTCTCTCTCAGAGTTTCTTGCTCCTGATCAGTTTAAGACTTATGAGGAACTCAAGCGTCGCCTTGATTCTGTTCTAGGCGCAAAATCTTCTGTTCGTCTTGATGAAGAAGTTGCCGAAGAAGAAGAATATTCCCGTGGTCCTGCCCCAAGTCTTGATGACGACCTTCGTGCAGAACTGAATAGTCTTCAACCTACCCGCCGCGCTCCTGCGGTTGAGGAAGATGAAGATGACGACGCACTCTCATACTTCGCCCGCTTGGCAGAGGATTGATTTAATGGGGGGGGGAATCCCCCCTTTTTTAGTATATAAAATTAGAAAGGATTTGAAGCCTTAGTATTTTCGGTCCTAATTGTCTTGTTATTTACAAACTGAGAAGATTTATCATAAGTCATCGCCTTTCTAGTATCATTAATCACCTGCTGTAAGTAGATTGGTTTGAGGACATAGATTGTTCTCTTCTTCTCATTTTCAGCGACTTCATACTCATAATTGCTTACTCCAACAACTGGATTGAGAGATTGTGTTGGTAATAATGGATTTGGAATCGTAAAGTTTGCATCTACTACTTTTCCTGCAGGAAGAATTAGGCGATTTCTAGAATCAACAACTTCTGTAGTTTCATAATGGTGAATAGAGTTTAATTCATTACCATACTTTTGAAATGAATAATCGTAAATATCTTTACTTGATAATGGCCACTGGTCTCTAATTCTTGTAATTCCAGCACTTACAATTACAACCCAATCATATTGAGGGCTTCCATAAAGTTCCTCTGCAACTAATTCTGGTCTAGTACCATCAACAATTTCATACTTATCAAAAACTGTAAAAACATTTTGAAGGTCATCACGAAGTTTAACTCTTCTAAAAATGTTTTTTACAAGTAAGTATTGATCTGATGATTGACTATCAGATAAGAATGATTGATATTCTACGTTTGGTAGTTCTCTAAAGTATGCCATTAGTATCCTACTGATGTATCGCCTTTATTTGCTAGAACATCATAATCTTCAGCATAAATTGGTGTGAGTTCTTTGAATGTTAATGCCATTTTCATATGAGTTGGTGTCGCATCTGGATAGGTTGAATAAGTTCCAGACGCTGCATAATCAACAGACATTCCCATAAGAGCACAAATTTTGAATCTGTTTAAGAATGGATGGTCTCTATTTCCACTCATGTAAGTAAGTTTAAAAACATTCGGTGTTTTCAAAAATAACCCTGCTGCAGGTCCAAATTCTGGAGCACCTTTTCTTGCAGCACTATGATATTTAAATTGTCTTATAATGTCTTTGACAATATCAGATTCTTCTTTGGAACGAGGAACTAAATCATATCCGAATGTAAATTCCGATCTAATAGCAACACCATTAAATAGTAATTCTATGTTTTGGTTTGCAACAAGACCTGTTGCTCTACTTACATATGTTGATACATCACCACCTCCAGTTAATGCTTTGACTGCAAATCCAGCAGCTCCCGATGCAATTGCATCTTGTCCAAGTCCAGTTTGAGCAAATTCTTGTATATTTTTCCCTCCTGCTAGGATTTTTTTAAACATATCTTTTACGCCACCAGTCATACCTGCTTCAAAACCCGCCGATACTGCCGCTTCAATTGGGTTGAGGGTACTTGACCCCCAACTTGTTGTATTGCTGTCTTGAAGATTATCTGGAATGGGTAGATAGATTGTTTTTAAGATTGTTGCTTTTGATGAGTATGTTTGGTCAGATGTATTCAGCGCAAAAGAACCTGGTTGATTTCCAATGCCAGGTGGTTGATATTTAATAATTTGAATTTTAAGGTAATCGTCGGAAGCAGTAATCTTTTTAAGTGGATACCTTAATGGTGGATTTTCTCCCATTTATCTGCTTTTCTAACTATTTAGACGTATAT